TCTTTTTTTCTTCCGGTTTCGGCTGCTTTGGCTGTTCGTTCTGCTTCGGTTGTTCGGTCTGCTGCATCTGTTTCAGCTGTTCTAGTGTTTCTGCTGCTGCCTCGGCCGTTGCGTGCATCGTCATGATATCCTTCGGCAGATTTTCAAGGTTAGTTCCTTCGGTGTATACCATGCTCTTTGCTTTGATGCTGGTATCCCCTGCTTCCAGTCTTGCGATTGCGCTTGCAAGGTCGTAGCCCTCGCCGGCTCGCTGGATTTTTTCGTATGTGTTTTCGTCCGGCTGCTCGATATAGTCTGTAGTGCCGTTCGGTCGTTTGACTGCTTTCCACGTTGGTGTGGTTTTGCTGCCCGGATTGTTTGTTACTCTCTCGGTCGGCAGACCGTAGTACCTTACCAGTGCTTCAGGATTTAACATTGGTCGTCTCCTTCAGGTCGATGAGCCGTGCGATGTGTTCAGGCATTGCTTCGCTCATGTAGCCCGTTTCAGTGTCGAACTCGCCTAACTCTACGAGCGAAATATCTTCGATTTCACTCGGTTTGCTTTCGTTGGCTTTCCATCGTGCCGTCCGGACCGCCTGTGCTCTGTTGTTCTGCAGAAATGGCTGTGAATAGCCGTTGGTCAATGCATCGTGGAATGAGTAGAATTTCAGTTTCATGTTTTCTCCTTTACTCTTTTTCTTTGCTTGCATCCTTTAGCGCGTGGTAGATTTCGTCGAGCTTTTCAAGGATGTTCATCATTAGGGCGATTGCTTCTTTTACGTCTTTGACTTTAATTAGTGCCATTAATTCACCTCCTTTCTTTGGTTTGTGTCGTTTACAGCCGGACACCGCCTCGTGATACCTTCGGCCTTACGTTGATGTTTTTTACCCGCTTTGCAGTCTGGGTAAATTTTTTCTGGTCGCCTCGACCTGCTTCGCTTCTGTGTGCCATTGGTTTACTCCTTTCTGTTTTTTCTGTTTTGCTCACAATTTGTTTTTTTGGTCTGGTCGCGTACATTCCATGATTTCATTGTTACACCCCCTTTCTGTATTTTTTCCCGGGTCGTACATCAAAGTGCACCCAGTTGTTGTATACGATAATGCCGCATTCATCCGGGACGATTTCATCCAGTTTGTTGGCAAGCTCTTTTGCACTCATGCCATCGGCCCGGATGTCTGCTGCCATACCGCGCATGTGATAGCTGTATTTTGCTCCACTGCATTTTTTGTTCCACTCTGGTGTTCTGTATCCGCTGGTAATGATTACCGGTTTTCCTATCTTATGTCGTAAGATATCCAGAACGGTGTATAGGTAGTCGTCTATGAATACTACTGGACTGCCGTCTTTACATGCAAATTCTTTTACTTTGAAGTGTCTTGTAAGCTGTACATTTCCGTCTGTGTTCATGATATAGCTTTTAAGCATTTTTGTCAACCTCTTTAAAACTCAAGTGTTTGGTCTATTCTGTTGTATTGTTCTTGAAGTATACTCTTACTAGGAATTTTTACTTTTTCATGGTGTTTACCTCTCTTTTTTTCGATTCTATTATATCATATGTCAATAGGTTTTTTATTGATTTTCCCGTTTTGTAATAAAATTGTAACTTTCTTTTGTAACCCGGTTTTGCTCCTTTGTTTTGAAAGCGCTTTAGCGCTCTGCCGTGTGTAGCGTATGCGGAACTCGGCTAAATCCATTCCTTTTTAGCGCTGTGCGCGTCATGCTTTCGGCTCACGCCACTTTTGCTTTAGCTTGTTTTTTTCTTTCTGAATGTTGAGATAGGTTTCATAATCTACGCTGGTGCTTTGTTCGATATTGATTAAACTTTGTATTGCGTTGCGTCTGCGTTTGGCTCTAACCTCTCTTAGTTTTTCAGAATGTGCTTTAAAGTAGCTTTCTGTGTCTTGGCTGGTATCTTTATCTAGAATCTTATCAAAATAGCGTGGAGGCCTTTTTGAGCGTCCTCCTGCGCATATGATGTTATCTGTTTTCAAGATTTCATCTTTATGTTCTTTCAGATATTTTTCGCCGATGCCTTTCGACATGATTCGGAACTCTGGTTCTCGACCTTCCATCCAGTATTTAGCCTCTTGCTCTGCGCCTATGGCTTTCTTGTTGACGTACTGCGCCACATATGCGTAGCTGCCCGGCTGTGCTGGTGAAAAGTCTATCATGCCCTTCCCCCAGATTTTTTGCAACCACTCGCTTTTAAAGTAGCTGTTGCCCTTTTGGTTTTTATACCATTGTGCATCGGGTGGCTTCAGTCCAAATACTATCGCGTGATAGTGTGGTCTTTTTGTTCTGTCTCCATATTCGGCTGCTAGGAAGTATTTTATTGGCTTTTTGTACGCTTTCCGTAGCCGTTTTAGGAATAGTTGCACGTCTCGCTTGCTCACTGTCTGACTTTGAATGCTTTTGTAGCCTTTGATAATTTCGCCGTATGGGATATGATCATCGTCATATGTTAGCGTTAGAAAAATCACATCGTCCCACTCTTTGGCTTCTAGCTCTATTCTTGTTGCCCATTGTTCTGCCATCTGTTTGCGGCAATACTCGCATTTACCGCATGGTAACAATGCGAATTTTCCTTTTTTGATTCCGTCCATGATGTCCGCTTGCAGTCCTTGCTTTGATAGGTTTTCCAGACTTCCCCACAGTTGCGGTTTTTTCGTATCCATCTGAAATACTAATGGTTTTGTACATGGCATTTTTGTTACCGGCACAAGCTTCCTTGTCTATCTTGTGCCGTTTGACACCTCGCTTCCTTTATATATTAACTTGTTGTAGTAGTAGTAGTAGTAGCGTGGAAACTTTTGAAAACTCGTTTTTTTAACGTTACTACGTTTATTTATTGCCTTTTTGCCTGTTGAAAACTTTGTTGAAAACTTGTTGAATTGTTGAAAGTTCGTCATTATGACGAATTTCTTTGTGCAACTTGTTGTTGAAAACCTGTTGAAAGTGTTGAAAACTCAAGTTTTCCACATTCTCTATTTTCTGGATTATTGTTACTAAAAAAGGGGGATGTTTTGCCATCCCCCTTCCTTTCTTAGTCTCCTGTGTATGTTTTTCCAGATTTGAATCCATCTATTAGTTTGCGTCTTCTTGCTGCCTTGTTGATAGTATCTTCTGCCACTTTGTCAACGCCTTCTTTGGCTGCTTTACCAGCCTTTTTTGCTGCGTCTTTGGCTTTTTCTCCTGCTTTCGCAAGGCCTGAGCCCAATTTGTTAGCTGTATAGGTGTACTGTTGTGCCTGTTTTGCGCTTGAGGTTGCCAGCTCGCTCGCTGCCTGTTCCCAGCTTTTCGCGCTCTTAAATTGTTTTGCGCTGGTGCTCTGTTTTGCCAGTTTTAAGTATTTGTCTGCCAGTTCTGCCGTGTTGTTGCCGTATTCGTACATTGCGGATACGCTTGCTGCCTGTGCGCTCTGCTGGTTATAGTGTTGGCTTCCAATGCTTGCAGACGCTCCTGATGGTGCGCTTGTTGCCCCGTTGGTTGCTGCTAGAATAGGATTGATGCCCGCTGCTATCATGTCCTTTACGGTATCCTGATAGGCCGTCCCACGCATCTCTTTCTGAAACGCTCTTTCTGCTGCTGCTTCTGCGCTGTTGTACTTCTTGGCGCTTGCTTGGCTTCCAGCATTTGCGATGTTGCTCAGCAGTCCGCTCATCATTTGCAGTGCGTTTGCGGTGTTTACGCTGCTCTGGTTGCCGAATGTGGTAATACCTGTTGGCGTGCTGATTTGCGTTGCTCCTATCTGCTGCGGTGCTGTTACGCTGCCGGTTGTGGTCTCGCTGCCTGTGCTGCTCTCGCTGCCTGTTCCTTGGCTGTTTTTGGCGCTGCTCTGGTTACTGTTCGTTATGATGCCTGTTAATATACTCAGTCCTTTCATGAGTGATGGCAAAAGTTTTAATAATGTTTCCATTCAAAAATAGCCCCGCTTTTGCGGGGCTTCCTCCTTTCTTAGATTCTCTCGATGCCGGGAATACTGTAAATAGGCATTTCGCGATACCATTCTTCTGTGAAATAGAAGTCACACAAGAACTGGTGTGATACGTTGCTTGTTACTGCAATCGTTCGGTCAATGTTCTCTTGTCCTTCTTGAATCCACTCTGCCGAGAGACGTGGGAGTTTGTTATAATCGTCTGCATAGTGCCATGCGTCCAAACTGGTCTTATAGTTCGACCGCATTTCTCCAGTTATGTAAGATGGCTTGTAGCGGTAATCCGCCCAAGCCTCCTGGTAGCCGAAGATTTCTTCATCTTCGGGAGTGCCTTGTGCATAGATTTCACGATTATATACTGGCTGTTCGCCTAGCGCTGCTAATCGCGGGTCGTAGTATGTGAACCGCCCGCCGCGTGTCCACTTTGTCGCAAGTCCTTGCTGATAGCTGTGCTCTACTCGTACCACTGCCAGACCAATGATATAGCCGTATTCGGTTGCTGCATAGTCTACCATCTGCTTGCTGCATGTGGTCAGACTGTATGCTGCCGTATTGCCCAATGCCTGTCCGGTCGTGGTGTCCGTCTGGCTTGTCTGAACGACCTGATTGACATTGATTGCAATGCGCTGCCCGCCGATGTACTCAGGAATCTGAAGCCGGCTGTCCGGTGATGTTATGCCCCATGTGCCGGAAAGGAACTCTCTGTACCTTGTGCCGTTGCGTGCATCTGCTTCAAAGATATGCTGCAAGGCGATCGCCATGCGTAGGTCCGCAATGTTGATTGCGGACACGTTGCTCAGGTTGGCGTACAGATCGCCCATTATGATGTTGTTTCCTTCTGGGTCAGTTGCTGCGCCGTTGGTTTCTACACCCGCCAGTTCTAGCGCCGGAAATCCCGGTGTCGGAATCGTGGTAGTTCGGTTGAATGCCCGTCCTGCGCCTACGCCGGTGCCGTTGAACCAGATATCCGTGTTCATTTTATACGGTTCAACCTTGCCTGTTTCGCTGTTGTAGGTGCCCATAACTACTGGTGCATCACCTGTCAGGTTGATCTCCATAGGGTCATTTTTCAACGGTGACGGCAGACAGGATGTGAAGTAGTCGTGAAACTTTCCCGCTTTCGCTGGCCTTTTTCCGTAAATGTATGCTTCATTCGTTATCGTGGTGACCGACGGTATGTTTGCGTTCATATCGTTTCCGTTTGCCGGGTCGTCATCGTTTCCCGCTTCATCCGTTTTTTTGTAGCCTAGCATCATTGGCGCTTCTAGGTTTTCATCTCTGAACCACTCATTATAAATCATGGCGTAAGCGCGTGCTGGCAGCGCGTTTACTTTGATTTCTCCTTTTACCTCGGTCGGAAGCCCGAAATAGTCTCCTATGCTTCCGTTGTTCAGTCCGCTTTTTCCGCCGATTTTGCATGTCGGTGTGGAATATTCGGTTTTTTCTGCCCAGTAGTCGGTGTCGTTCTCGCCGAACATGTTCTCCCAGTGCTCCCACAGCAGACGGCACGGAACAAAGAAGAAATATGTATCCATGTAACAGTTATCCATGATAGGATAGATTGGTGTGCTCATGCGGATAAGGCCGTTAAGGTGTACTTTTGCTGTATCGCCCGGAAGTACCTCATCGTAGTAGATGGGTACTAGGTCTCCTTCGTTGATGGTCGTTAAGAGTTGGTGACTCCGGTCAAATCTGCTTCGCGGTCGTTCCATCCGCGGCACTTGCGCGAAATGGTTCTCACTGTTTCGGTTCGTTTTCCTTCACCTCTTTCTTTTTTTCTTCCGGTTTCGGCTGCTTTGGCTGTTCGTTCTGCTTCGGTTGTTCGGTCTGCTGCATCTGTTTCAGCTGTTCTAGTGTTTCTGCTGCTGCCTCGGCCGTTGCGTGCATC